ATTGTGCATTAGTACGGAATAGACCACCACCCTTGAAGTTACCCTTGTTCTCGGCAGCAGGTGTGACAGTGCCTACTTGAGGAGCGTTGTAATTAACAAAGATATTTCCCGTCCCGGAAGAAGGCGCGGCTGTAAAAGTTAGCGTAGTACCATCAGGAATAGTGTAGGCGGCTGTGTCCTGTACGACACCATCGACTGACACCAGTACGTCTTGCACAGAAGATACTGTGGTAGTCAGTGTGAATGTTGTAGCAGAGCCAGTACCGTTAAATCTTTGCACTGCTGGTATTGACTGATAATTAGTAGCAAGCTGTTCACCTATATATGGCATTAGGTAATCTCCATATAGCTCATAGTCACGCTCACCTTGTCTGCAACGCTTGCGTCTATCTTTATAATATCTCCAACATTCGCAATAATCTTGTTCCCCGCCATTAATTCAAAACTGCTTCCAACAGGTATTGGTATGTCTTTGCAAAGATGCGCCGTGGTGTTTTGCGTTTGACTCGTCTGAGTTGTTGTGCTGACTAATGTAACCGAAGATGTTATCTGCGAGGTGTGGACGTTAGTAAGTGTTAAGCCAAGGATAACAATAGTGCTTCCTGTTTGGACAGTGTACAAAGTTTCAGGAGTTCCTGCGGCGTTTGGTGCTACATCTCTAGTTATCAGTTTGAATGTGTTTGCCATTAATCTCTCCTATCAACCAAGTGCAATTGCCAAGGCTGTGGCATCGTCTACTGTGGCAAAACCAGTTGCACCAGTTGCATCTTTGAAAACCATCTTTTCTGCTGGCAACGTACAAAATATTGTTCTAGTGCCAGACGACCAACTAACGGCGTTATCTGAGTTACTGGACTGCAATATAGTGGTACGAGCAAGGGTCGTTCCAGATAAAGTATAAGTTCCTATGCCTGTCTCAAAATCAGTGCCATCAGTGCAAGTGTAATAGGTTGTGTTGTCATTACCTACTTGACTGAAAGCCTCAAAACCAGTCAAAGCACCAGCTAACGTATATGTGCCAGTACCTGTGGTTGTGGTTGTCTCTTTGACACGATCTTTAAGTACAAGGGTCATTACTTCAACTCGATTGACAAGTTCCCTGCGTTAATACGGAATATATCGCCAACTGCTATTGTCTTACTTGCGTCCAATGTACCAACAAACAGAATGTTTGAGCCATCAAAGGTCAACAGTACATTGTCTGAGATTGACACAGCAGTATCCAGAGCAATACTGGTCTGGCTATTTACTGTGGCTACCCGCACAACACCGCTGATGCCAGTTCCTGTAACAACATCGCCTACAGCAATTGTTCCGTTGTTCGCATCAACCGTCACATTGACTGATGAGCTAACTGCGCCATTGACGGTTGCCGTAGCAATGTTCTTGTCTGCGATAAAAGCTGTAGTAACCGTGTAAGTAGAGGCGGTTCCAGCGGCGGCGGCGTACTCAACATTGTTGTCGTTAATCACTCGTTGAGTATCACAAACAACAACGTCTGCTGCGCTGTGCGCGGCGGCAGTTGTGCTAGATGTTCCTCGTGTACCACCTGTAAGAGTGTTTGTGCCGTCAAAGTTTAGCGCCACATTATCACTAATGGAAACTGCCGAACTCAAAACAATGTTGTTTTGGTTTGTGACAGTAGCCACTCTTACTGTGCCAGATATACCTGTACCAGTGACAACCATACCAACAGTAATAGTGCCGCTGTTCCCATCGACCGCTACGTTGGCTGATGAGCTAACCGCTCCGTTTGTATTTGCGGTAGCTGTGCCATCTTTACCAGTGTAGGTGATGATTTCATCGTTAATAACAACAGCGCCGGATGACGGGAACGCTTCTGCGTCTGTCAATATAACTTCTGTTGCGCTGTTTGTCAGAGCAACCGCTACGGTTGTTGTTGACTGTTTCCAGTTTGCTGCGGTGACTTGCTGCCTTGTATAGTTGGCATCGTCTGTGTCTACCTGTACTTCTGTAACATTTCCGGCCTCCGCGTTTGACACGGCAGTTGCTAGGCCAACATAAATATCGTTATTTGGCGTAGCAAAGGAGAGCGAGTTGTTCTTAAATATGAAGTCAAGAACCCTTCTCTCTAGGTAATTAGTCGCTGCGTTTGATGTTGCCATCGTTCTTACTCCTGTTTAAGTGCGTGGCCTATCAGGTAGACCTCTCCTGTAGGCATCACTATTCTCTCTAGCTTCAGCCAAATCCTTCAAGCGTTGTATTTCCTGCATGAATCTTTGCTCATACAGTTGCATCATATCCTGTTCACCCTTCATATAAGTATACGCTTCTACAAGTGAACCGTAAAGAAGGGCATTGGGGGCGTTGGTACTGAGCCAAGTGTTGCCTGTACCTGCACCAGCCGTGATGCTGGCTGGTCTATAATAATAATGAAGCTCTACCGTATACGCCTGATCTGGTGTAGGACCTACAATAAAGTTATCTACGTCGAAAACACCATAATATTTCGGTACGGCATTACTGCCATAGTCAATTGAGTAACGCTGAATAAAGTTTACATCCTTAATATCCAAGAACTCTTTATAGTTAGCTGTTGTAACCTGAAAGGAAAAAGGTGCTAAATAATCGTTAGGGACATTTAGATAAGGATCACTAGCTGTAAGTTGTGATGTAGCATTCTTTCTGAATAGTTCTAGATCAACCAGCGTAGAGATACGATCTTCCGCGCCACGAATAAACACAGGCAGATTAGTTACAAAAGAAGTTTCCTCGTTCTCTGTAAAATTCTTTATCGCGTCTTGTAGCTCTGTGTATGTAAACGACATTTCACCTGCTCACTATACTATTGTTATATTGCCGACCATACTACTATGGTTAGTGCACTGATACACTAAAGAGGTATCGCTTGGCTCATGCGGAACAATAAACTGTGTTAACCCGGTTGTAGAATTGTAATTATCTGTCACCCCTGTTGTAAAAGCAGAGCCGCCATTGGATGTTCTGATCTGCAAAGGATGACTTGATACATTAGCTGTATTATCAATTAGGTATGTGTGTCCCTTGTAGAAGGTAAAGTTTGGGTTGTTTCCTGAAGTTGCCCCGGGACCAGTGAAGGTATACGCGGTGGATCCGTTTACACCAGCGGTGTACTTGGTTAGGGGACCGCTTGCTTCATCACTTAAACGTACCCAAGCTCCGCCGTGAGCAAAGTACAATCCCCCGAGCGCATGAACATGAGCAACCGCCCCGTGATATGTTGATGCACTGGGTAGATCGCTAAAAGCCGCATAGTAGAAAACGATCTTATTAGCGCCTTGACTAACGTCAAGAACACCGTTTGTGTCGATAATATCTGTAAGCGTGGTTCCATTACCTAACGCACTGTAGATCTCATCGAAGTTATCGTTTATCTTGTCCGCGCCTGCGCGAAGGGTATCACCCGTTCCATCATTAGCTGATGTTCCAATTCCTACTGCTTGTTTTGCCATTTAAGCCTCGTCAAAAGTCTTGCTTGCCGAATCGAATGTAACACTTATCGAATCAAACGTCGATGATGTTGTTGCTACACCAGCGGCAGCGGTTGCAACCCCGCCTCCGCCTCTTATGCCGCCAATGGTTGCTGTTTCGCCAATAACTGTAATTGTATACGAATTGGCATCAACAACGGTGATTGTGTACCCCGCAGCTTTGTTCAAGACGGTTGTGGAAAAACCGTCAAATGCTTGTGTTTTACGGAAAATAACAACATTAGCTGTGCTGCGTCCATGAGATGGTTCAAACACAGTAATCACAGAAGAACCCGCACTCCCTGACTGGAAGGGGTTCATCACTAAAAGAACCTGACCAGCTACCTCGGTGGCTGTGTCCGGTCTAGGCTGTAAAAGAGCCTGCGGGTCCGGTCCTATTCTGCGTGGGTTTAGTTGTGGGTGTTTCTCTTCATACTCATCTGGCCCAACTTTAAGACCATTCCACTCAACCAACATCTCCGCAAGACGATACCGAAACCCGGAACGATCCGAAAGACCCCAAGCCCTTTTACCAGATGCATGTCTTGCCATTAATTAACCCGAAGATATTGAATACTTGGCTGAAGCTTCAGCGGCACCCTGTCCTCGTCCTCATCTGCTGCACGTTGGAATTCTTCCTCATACACAGCTTTTAAAAGTTGAATTCTATCCGGGGCTTTCTTCATCGCGACGTAATAAGCTAGACCCGCAACCATACAGGGATAGAACCGAAACGGTGCATCTGCCGTATTAACTAGAGTGTCTGCGTCATCCATCCGCTGCACAAAATAGTAAATTAAAGTATCTGTGGAATTGTCTGGGGTAGGCCACAGCGTCACCTGTGGCAGTGTTTGACGATTATAAAAATACTGACTCGGACGGCCTTCTGTTGTTTTTGCAGGTAGCGTTAAGTAATCACCCCTAGACATCCGCGATAACTCAAAGTCTGTGCCACTGCGACGTATTACTACTTCCAACAAGTCTGTGTAATCCGCTGTGAAAGTGTACGTCGCTGTGCCTGATGTCAGAGCCTGTGTGCCTTGCTTAACCGTCCACAAGTTAAGACCTCTGTTAGCCCAGTCAGCAAACATTAAGTTAAGAGACCGCCTTGCTGTTTTAAAGTCATAACCAGTACGAGCCTCTAACCCACACCGCTCATACGCCTCTTCAATGATTTCAGCGACGTTTAGCTCGAAGTTTCTGGATCCTGAAAGAGCCATTATTTTTTCCTTCTTAAAGATTTTACTCTGCGTGGCTTACCTGCTGGCTGTCCTAGTCTCTTCTTTTGTGATATTCTACTACGTTTTTCTGCCGCTGTCATTTCTTTGGATGTTTTAGGGGTCTTAGAAGACACACGCTTAGAGGGGCGGCAATATGGAGTACCCCGTTTTTCACCCTTGCCACGCCCACACGCTTTGCCCGTGCGAACATCTTTCCATTCTTCTTTGAACCA